GTCTTCGTGTTGGGTTTTTTCGCTAACGAGCATGGCCGCGGTGTTGCCAAATCCAGACCTTTCGGCTTTATCGGTCATCCAATCTTCGAATGACTTGCCCTTGACCATGCCACTGCCCTGTTCTTTAAGCCTATCGAACGCCTTTCGCCTTGATTCCTCGAGTCCCTCTCCACTTTTCTTTTGAATTTGTTCTTCTGAAAGTGCTTTCGCCGCAAACCTTTCACCCAAGAATTCTTTTCCTTGGCTTTCCTCAAAATATTGCATCATTCTGTTGAATTTCTTTGCTTGGAATGTGTTGTCCTTCTCCATCGCCCTTAACTGGGCGGCCATGGCTTTTTGTTCTTCAGTTTTGAATAAATCTAGAACCCACGATACCGCACCAGCCATGGCGTCTGCTATGGGAGAAAATATTGACATGAAGACACTTTTCATTCCGCCTGCGACATCATCACCCATGTCGCCGTATCCGAATATACCACCGATAGCATTCATCAATGCTTTAGGTATTGCCATGAACCAATCGAAGATATTCGAGAATAATCCTGTAAATGCTTCTTTAAAATCACCAGCAAACATACTCTTTGCAAATTCTAAAATTGTTTTGAAAGGTGCAATAATCGCCTGGAATATTCCGTTAGTGATGGCCATGATTGGTTCTAACAATTCAGTTCCTATTGGACCAATACCAATATATTCTCCTATCCAATCGAGTATCATAGCAAATGGTGACAATAAGCCTTCCACAATACCAGACAGAGCACCCTGAACACCATCAAAGATGCTCCCACCACCCTCCATACCTTTCATGAATCCAGTGATAGCATCATAAACTGCAAAAAGAATTGTTATCGGTAAGAAGAATTTACCGACCGCCTTCAAAATGACTTTTCCCATTTTAAGTATAGGTCCTAAGGACGGTAAGAATTTGGAAATTCCTCCAAATATTTTGCCGATACGAACCATAAACTTTGATACGGTTTGGGCCAATTTTCCGCCACCTAATCCTTTAACCGCTTCTGGACCAGAAGCCATAACTTGAACTGCCTGTTTGATTCCCTGAAAAAAGCGAACGATAGACATTAAACCTTTACTTACTTTGGTTCCACGCATCCACCCTCCTATGGCTGCAAGGCTTGCTCCTTGACCAACGAATATTTTAAGGAAACCATTTATCAACATTCTTAATGATGTTGTAAAGCGTCCCATGCCTCTCGTGAATTTGCCTTTCATAATGCCGCGGAGTTTTTTATTCATGAGAATCATACCGTTACCAATTATACCAAAGAATCGGGTAAAATCTATAATAGATTTGAATGTTGACTCAAATTTGGTGCCTTTGAGCATCTTACCTAAGAAAGCAAGGCCGGCCCCGGCAGCAAGTATACCCAAGAATGGTGTGACGGGCTTCTTTTCTGCATCTGCCGAGGGCCCCAATAATCCTAAGGCATCTAATAAATTTTTCTCTGACTTTTCTCTTGCTTGTTTGGCTTCTTTCTTCTCCTCCAACAAAGACATACCAGACTTTGCATTCATATCATGTAATTTTAAAAGAGTAAGCAAAGACCTTTTATTAATATCACGAATACTTCTAAGTGCATTTCTTTGGTCGACTTGGGCATTTTCAGCCTGTGCGGTTCTAATACGAGCGCCTCGTCCTGGTAAAATTCCAAAGATGTTTCTAAACTGCTCGCCTATCTTTCTGAAGTGGCCAAGGTTCTGACCAGTGGAACGGTTAATTGATAGGAGATGTTTCTCAGACTTCTTCTCAAATGATTTCATACTACCTAAAACATCAAGTTGCTTTAGTGTAGATGCACTGAAAGTTCTAGCAAACTTTTCATCAAGATGAATTGATTTTAAAGTCTTTTTATCAATTTGCTCAAATACTTTTTTTGCGTCCGGGTCCATACCGGCATCTTCGCCAAGTTGACTGAACGATTTGTCAAGGCCAGTTATACCTTCTTGTAATTTATCAATTACACCTAAAAACTCACGATGGCGTCTTTCTGTCTTACGCTCGTTTTCTTTGCTATTTTGTTTATCGAATTGGTCTGCCATTTTTATCTCTTAGATTGGAGTCTCTGTTTTTCTTCTTCTAATCGGCTTCTTTCATCGTCTACATGTTTAACCAACATGCCAACATAAATTTCTCTCTCCCAAGGAATCATATTTTCTAATTCAGTAAGGCTGTAGCCATGATGTTGCATCATTTGAAAATTAAGTGTGTACATATTTTTCAAATTTTCATGGTGCAGCCCTACGCGAAAAAATCCGCAAGTGTGCTTAATACAAATGTTTGTTTTTCGTCGTTACATGGGTTTGTGTATTCAACTTTATGTTCTAACTTAGGCATAGTATCAAAGAATTTTTGAATCTTTAAAAATTGGCCTTGAGTTAAACTTTCAATAAAGGTTTGAAGTTCTTCTTTAGTCTGGTCTTCTGATGAATATTTCTGCTCACCGTCATAGATGTAATCTATACAATTGACAATTGTACTGAATGTTTTTTCTGTGTTTAGTGAGTTAACATCTGTAAAACCATCTTCGTCTGATTCAAAGTTAAAATCAACTAAAGAGTTTATTGTAGGATACCTCATAACAACACCTACGGTGTCGGTGAGAGATATATGTTTATCGTGTTCTTCGTTTATATGAACTTCAATTTGTGATAAATCAATATGCAACTGAATTGATTTTTGACAAGGTTGACATATAATTGTTGGTTCAATTGTTTCACCAACAGACCTTGCTCTAAGTTGAAGGAAAACATATTCCAAGTCAAACATAGCAAGGGATGCTGGGTCAAAATTCTCAGGTGAAACGACACAATTTTTCAGTACAGTTTGAAAAACTTTTGTTATTTCGCTGGTATCCTTTCCTTCTAATGCCATCAAAAGAATCTTTTCTTCTCTGACTAGAAAGGGACGATAATTAATAGTTTCTCCGCTAGAAGGAACAATCAAATCATAGGTTGGGGTTGAAAGTGTTGGTAAAGGCATAATTTATTTTCTCCTAAATTCAAAATAAGTCATTTAACATAGTTCCATAATTATTTATAACGGCTCCGGAGAGTCCGCCTGTCATGTCGTTAATCTCACCAAGAAGGCCGCCATTTTGTGCGGCTTCTGGCATACTAAATTGACCTGGGTCTGTAATACCACTGGCCAAATCTTGTTGTAATAGTTCTGTTGTAAAGTCTCTAAAATTAAAAGTGATTGGTTGTATAGCATATCCCTCATTTGATTGGGCCATCTGTATAGGCCCAATTGCTTTTGGATAAATCTCATTAACAGTCCATTTATAAACATCTGCATCACTGTCATCAACCAAAACTAAATCTACTGTTGATACATAGTCCTCGTAATATGACATGAATCCAGTTTCTGGGGTTATTACTCCATCCATCCAATCTAACCATATTTTTCTTTCATACATGTTATCACTTAGCCGAAATGACATTTCAATACTTTGTGAGTATATGAATTCATATGGCATTTGACGACTTGGACCCTGTAAAGTATAATCTGTTGTTCCTAATGATTTTCCAGGAAGTGTTAATTCTTCACATGCAACAGAAAGTCTTTCATTATCTAGTTGTTCCTGTAAAACTTTCGGTGGAGTAAATTCCATTCTAAACCGGTTGTTTGGAACATATCCATAAGTACCGAAGTTTGACCAGAGTTTAGTAACAGAAGAAGTTGAATTTTGACCGGGGCCAGGACGATTAAACAGTTGGCCCAACAAAGAATCATCTGGAAACAGACCATTCATTGCGCCTCCGAGAGGGTTCCCTCCTAGCAAATCACTTGCACTTGGTAAATCAGGTACAGGTACTAAACCTCCTAAAAAAGTTCCAGTCATTAGATGTTCGCTCCCTTTTCTTTATTAAGGTTTAATTGGCGTCGAGTGTCTGCCCAAACTTTTGTTCTTTTTTGTTTTCTGAATCTCTCTGTGGGCATATGAACTGCTATATTCCAATCTTCTGATGGAATATTTACAATACGAGACCGCATCCATTTGTAATCATACTTACGAATACATGGTTTTGCATATCTCAATTTCGTCGTCTCTTTTAAAATTTTATACGATATTCGAAACCGTGTAGTTTCATCTACTGTTCTTTGATTCAAATAAGAATATAATCTTTCCATAAATAAAGTTCTATATTTGGGTGGTAGATAATGAATATTTAGTCCTAAGAGACTGTTCTGTTCTAAATGAAAAGGAATGACAAGAGGAAATCTATCATAATAAGGTAATCTATTTCTTTCTTTTGGTAAATAATAAAACATAAACATTTTACCAATGTTTCGCTTATTTACAGGAATCCTTTTACCACTGATGGGTGGTTTATTCATTATCTCCTGTTCGACCATCTTCTTAGGAACTTTTGCGAACATGAAGTCTAAATTATTTTGAAACCAGCGGATAGCAGTACTACTATCGATTCGTTGAGTAACGCCTCGTAATACTGAAATATCTCTGGCTTCTTTAATTAATTTTCTTTTGGCCATATCAATATATAGGTCACTTTAGTGAAATATGGGTCATCTAAACAAAGTATCCTCCGTCATTATAACAAATTTCCATCCTCGGTCGTCTGCATATTCTTTTGCCGCATTCCACTTTGCTTCATTTTTAGCATAGGTTAAACTCTCACGAATGTAGGATTTTGAAACTCTTGTTTTCTTTGTTGGCGGACTGCATTGTTTCTTTGGTTTAATTTCAATAATCGAGGTTTCTGTAAATCCCTTTCTTGTTTTTACTTTTACAATAAAATCCACAAAGTAACGGTGCCACTTCTTATCGATGGGAGATTTATAAGGAACAACAACGGTTTCAGAGCCCCATTCTAACACAGAAGTATTTGTGTCACAATAGACCATGAATTTTCTTTCCCACAAACTTCTATAGACAATTTTTGTAGGATTGCCTATATACTTTAGAGGGTTTTTAGGTGTATACTTTCCCTTGTATGACATAGTACTATCTATAGGAGATTAAAATAAATGCCCGGTCAACCCCACGACTTCAACATGTCCAACATGCCAGGTTCGACACTAGCAAACACTCCTCAACCCCACGACTTCAACATGTCCAACATGCCAGGTTCGACACTAGCAAACTCTCCACCCCTTGAGTTTGCTACTCCCGTTCAACAAAGCCTGGGCGAAGGTGCTGTTGCCGATGGTGCAGGCTCAGGCGTTTTACAGTTTCCTCAAAACCTAAAACAAGGTGATATGCAAAACTGGATTGAGTTTCAGATTATAGAAACATCCGGAGTTACAGCGGCGAACCTTGGAGCCGGAGATTTAGCAGATGGTGCCGCGGCAGGGATGACCTCCGGTACAGATATCCTCGGAGGTACTAATCCTGGAGCAGGTGATGTTGAAGGTATCGAAGAAGGTGGTGCGATTGGGGGTGGGCCGGAGCAACAAGGAATTTCTGGTATGTTTACAGGTAATGCTGGTGGAACTCCAGGCGGTTCTATTGCTCTTTTTATTCCCGCTCAAGTAAGTACTGCATATTCATTCGATTATGCCATGCAAGATTTTTCCTTTGTGCAAACTATAGCGGGTGGTATTAGGTCAATTTATAATGTACTCACACAAGACAACGTATCTGAAGATTCACTTTCCCCACTCATAGAAGGTGTTCAAAGAATAGGTTTAAATAGTTTGTTTGGGGCAATTGATGCAGTCGGAGAAACTGTAGGAATGGATCCTAATTCACAACAGGCTTTCAATTCGGCAACTAGAACAGTCACAAATCCCCACATGGAACTAGTTTTTAACTCTGTGAATCCTAGAAGTTTTAGTTTTCAGTTCTTATTAAAACCCAGAAGTTCGGCGGAATCAGATGCTATTCAAGAAATCATTAAAAAATTCAAAGTTGCGGCCCACCCAAAACTCTCAGATGGTGGAAAATATTATGAGTTTCCTCATGAATTTGATATTAAATATCACAGTGGGCAAGGTGAAAATCAGTACATAAATAAAATAGCCAGAAGTGCTTGTACAAGTATCAATGTTTCGTATGGAGACGGACAAGGTGGATTCAAAACTTTTGATAGCGGAGCACCAGTAGCAGTTGCTCTGTCTTTAACTTTCCAAGAACTGCAATTGCTCACAAGAGAGAAAATGGAAGAAGGATTCTAATAAATGGCATACTTTGCAAAATTTCCGTCTATAAGATATCCTTACACCTCAGGTGGAGATGTTAAAACATCTGTTGATATTCTAAAAAGAATAGGGATAAGAGAAAACATCAAGAATGATTTTGCCGTGTGGGAAAAACACACAATTGTTGATGGAGAAAAACCAGAAAGTATAGCATACAAACTATACGGCGATTCAACACTTCATTGGGTTGTTTTAATGATGAACGAAATAATCGACCCATACCATGAGTGGCCAATGTCAAGCCGACAATTAGATAAAATGATTGAAACGGAATATTCAGGACAAGCATACTTCATAGACCCAACGACATTAAAGGGTGAGTTTAAAGTAGGTGAAACTATCAATCAAGGTTCAAAAACTGCTAAAATTTTAAAATGGGACAACTCTTTATATAAACTAGTTGTTAGTGATATTAGTATGCCGTTCAGTACAGATATTGAGATTTCTTCTGGGACAACAACAGCAATTCTTACGCGAATAGTATTACAGAATAAATCTGCTTTACATCATTTCGAAAATTCAGACGGAATTTATTTAGAGGCTTACGACAACATTCAAACTTATGTTGGTGGCGGAAATAGTAATGTAAAAACTAATTTTGAGTATGAGTTAGAAAAGAATGATGCTCGTCGAGAGATTAAATTATTACAACCAAGTAAACTAAAACCATTGCTAAGAGAAATGACTAGCGTTTTAAAAAATCACCGAAGATAAGGATAAATAGATTATGTCTACATTTAATATGAATGAATATCCAGGCTCAACGCTCGAAAACACGCCGGCCGGCGGTGGCGGTGGTGGCGGTGGAGGCGATAAACTAGAGAAACCCGGCGAACTTGTTATTGAAACACTTAACTTAAAACCCCTGTCTGGGGGAGAAGAAACTGACATCATTAAAATTACAAATGAAGTTAATGTATATGAAGATTTATTTCTTCCTTTTACTGTGGGGGATGTTATTATAACGGATACGACTGGATTAATTGATAGTTTACCTATAACACAACAAGAAGAAATTAAAATAGAATGGAAAACTCCTTCTATGGACGCTATTAAAAAGAAGTATATTGTTTATAAAATTTCTAATCGAGTTCCGGGTCGCTATGCTTCATATAGTTTTGTGTTACATTTTGTGACCGCAGAAGCAATTAAAAATTCAAACACAAGAGTAAGTAAATCATACAAAGACATGACTATCAAAGACATTGTTACTGATATTTTTGATGAGTATTTGAAAGTCGATGGGGAATTAGAATGGGAACACGACCCGACAAACGAAGAAGAATTTAGTTGTGTTATTCCAAATTGGCGTCCTCTTGCGGCAATCAATTGGGTGCTTGAGAGGGCTTATCTAGACAGTCCTCAAAATGCAAACTTTAGATTTTATGAATCCCTTGATGGAGAAGAAACACCTAAGTTTAAAATCGCCTGCATATCACAATTAATTCAGGAAGAGTCTGAGGAAGAGCAGAAGTTTTCATATTCACCATCAACAATACCCGGTAGTAAGGAGTATGAAAACAGTAAGGATCCAGTCAAACAATTAATGAATGTATCCCAATACTCGATAATGGATACCGACAAATTAGTTCTACTAAAAAGAGGTGTATTTTTCTCAAGAGTTATTGACCACGACATCGTTAGAAAAACTATTCGCACAACAGATTTCAAATATACAGAAAAATTTGATGAAGCCAAACATATGTTCACTGGTAAATTGTTAGAAGAGGGAGATAAGGGGTTATCAGAAGATAAAGAGGATCCAAAACCAGGCACGGGCCTGCCGTCAGTCACTAGACTAGTTTCAAAACACAAATATCTTTTTTCAAAAGAAGAAGATGATGAAGGGCAGGACAGAATAGGCGGAGATGATGTGGATTGGCTTTTACCTTCAAGGTCTAGAAAAAATGACATACACACATATCAAGTTAATATAGAAGCACCCGGCGATTCTAGAAGGCGTGTGAGCAAAATGGTTGAATTTTCAATACCCATGCTAGATGCCCAACAAACCCAAACCATGGCCAATTCAAGTGGTTCTGCAAGGGATCCTATGTCGGATGGTAAATATTTACTTGCAAGTGTTAGACATAGAATGAGTCCGCACGCCCCAACTATTGGGTCTGCATATCAACAATTGATGACACTTAAAAGAGACAGTATTAAAGAAGCATACATGACATCAGGAGGTCAAGACGAGCAGTCAATCATTGAAGGTGATGACCCAATGAGTGATTCGTTCGGCGAGACCGCTTTTGCATAATAGGATAAAGAATTATGAGTGATAATATAGTAAATTACATGGGCAAAGATGGATTTCACTGGTGGCAAGGTGTTGTCGAGGACAGGATGGATCCAAAAAAACTCGGTAGAGTACGAGTTCGTATTTTAGGAATACACACCGAAGAAAAAGATTTAATACCAACAGAAGAATTGCCATGGGCATATCCTATGCAACCGATAACAAGTGCGGCCATGAGTGGAATGGGTGTAACACCTTTAGGACTTGTAGAAGGTACTTGGGTTATTGGATTTTTCCGAGACGGTCCAGATAAACAACATCCAATTGTTATGGGTTCAATCGGAGGCATTCCAGAAAAACCAGAAGAAGGAGAAGAAGAGGGTGGTGACGGCTTCAAAGACCCTAGAGACACTTCTTATGAAGAACTCGGTGATGTTTTATTAAAAGATGCTCCCAAAGATGCTGGAAGAAAAGAAGGCGGTAAAGGTGAATTTAAAAATCAAGAATATCCAGACGGCGAAGATAAGTACGGGCAAGAACACGGCGCACAACTAGGTAAAGAAGGTGGATTAGAAAATGAAGATGAAGGTAAGAATTATCCTAAAGAAGAGTATCTAGAAGAACCTGATACGAATAGACTTGCACGAAACGAAAAGATAGATGAAACTATTGTTGAACTAAAAAGAAAAACATTTCCGGGTGATGGTTTAAGATTAGAAAAAATTGATGTTGCAGATTGTGATAATGACGAATTCGATTGCGGCGTGACAAACGAAAGTAAAGCCGCAAAAGGAACAGAAAAGAACAACGGCGGTGACAATCCTCAAACATCTACATCATTTACATCTCTCAAAGAAGAATATAGATTATGGACTGATGAACCAAAAAATGTAAATGATGCCGAAGTTTCAGAAGGTGATGGGCAATGGACTGAACCAGAA